GTATCTTGGAATCACTGCTCTCGCATGGACTCCATCAAAAGCTCAGCGTGATACACTTTACAAAGCAAGTGTTAACCCTATCGCAAACATTCCAGGTCAAGGCTCATTGCTCTTTGGTGATAAGACGAAACTTGGTAGACCATCTGCATTCGATCGTATTAACGTACGTCGTCTGTTCTTGGTACTTGAGCGCGCGATTGGTAGAGCAGCTGAAGCAGCACTGTTCGAGTTTAACGATGAGTTTACTCGTGCAGAGTTTGTAAATATCGTAGAGCCTGTCCTGAGAGAAGTCAAAGGTAGGCGTGGTATCAGTGACTTTAAAGTAGTGTGTGACGAGACAAATAACACTGCAGCAGTCGTTGATCGTAACGAGTTCATCGCAAACATCTTCATCAAGCCAGCCCGTTCAATCAACTACATTACTCTGAATTTTGTAGCTGTTCGTTCAGGTGTTGACTTCGAAGAAGTTGTAGGCACGGTTTAAGGAGGTAACGAACAATGGCTATTCTCGGAGTAGATGACTTCAAGTCAAAACTGAGAGGCGGCGGAGCTCGTCCTAACCTCTTTAAGGCAACTATTAACTTCCCAGGTTATGCTAACGGAGATGCAGAACTCACATCATTCTTGTGTGAAACTGCTCAACTCCCTGGCTCAACTCTTGGTCAGATCTTGGTACCATTTCGTGGTCGCCAATTGAAGATGGCTGGTGACCGCACATTTGATGCGTGGACAGTACAGATCATCAATGATACTGACTTTGCTATTCGTAACGCGATGGAGCGTTGGATGAACGGTATGAATGCACATAGTGCAAATACTGGTCTTTCATCACCTATCGCATACGAAGCTGACCTGAAAGTTGAACAGTTGGATCGTTCAGGCGACATCTTGAAAACATACACCTTTAGAGGTGCATATCCACAAGAACTGTCACCTATCGACCTAGCTTATGGCTCTAATGATGAGATCGAAAGGTTCCAAGTAACCTTCGCTTATCAGTACTATGAGAGCGATACAACTAGCTAAGATAAATAGAAAAGGAGCCAGCCATCCGCTGGCTCCTCACTCTAATTTGGAAAGTGACAATGGCGGAAGAACAAGGAAATAGCGAAGGCATTAAGTTGTTTGGTTTTGAAATCAAACGTGCCAAAAAGAAGGATCAACAAAAGCTCCCTTCTGTAGTACCGCCTCGTGATGACGAAGGTGGTAGCTATGCTACTGCATCTGGTACACATTATGGGCAATACTTAAATCTTGACGGTGATGATTCGAAAGATAATTATCAACTCATCATGAAGTATCGTGGCAACGCGATGCATCCTGAAGTTGATGCAGCTATCGAAGACATCGTTAATGAATCAATTACAGGATCACAATTAGAACAAACTCTCGAGATTAATTTAGATGATGTGAAAGCGCCTGATCGTATTAAGAAAGCGATCACCGAAGAGTTTGACAATATTTATGGCATGCTTAACTTTAAAGAAGTTGGCCATGATATCTTTAGAAGATGGTATATCGATGGTAGACTGTATCATCACCTCGTAGTAGACGAGAATAACGCAAAGATGGGTATCCAAGAAATTCGACCTATTGATGCAGCTAAGATGCGTAAGGTCAAAAAGGTAAAGACGAAAAAAGATCCAATTACTGGAGCTAAGATCGTTGAAAATGTTGAAGAGTTCTTCATCTTCCAAGAAAAACCAGGATCATCGACTTCTGGCATCAAGATGACAAACGATTCGGTCAGTTATGTTACTTCTGGTCTATTAACCGAAGATCGTAAAAAAATCGTGTCTTATCTTCACAAAGCATTAAAACCTATCAATCAGTTACGCATGATGGAAGACTCATTAGTCATCTATCGTTTGGCTCGTGCTCCAGAAAGACGTATCTTCTATATCGATGTTGGTAATATGCCACGTGGTAAGTCAGAAGAATATATGAAGAGCATCATGACCAAGTATCGTAATAAGCTTGTATATGATGCATCGACTGGTGAGATCAGAGATGATCGTAAGCACATGTCAATGCTAGAAGATTTTTGGTTACCACGTCGTGAAGGTGGTAAAGGTACTGAAATCTCTACACTACCAGGCGGAGAAAACCTTGGTCAGATAGATGATATCATCTACTTCCAGAAAAAAGTATATCGTTCACTTAATGTGCCAATCAATAGATTAGAACAAGAACAACAGTTTAGTCTTGGTCGTTCTACTGAAGTGAATCGAGATGAGCTGAAATTCCAAAAGTTTATCGATAGACTGCGCATGAGGTTTGCACACCTTTTTTATGGCATCCTAAAAAAACAGCTAATCATGAAAGGTATAATCACCGAAGAAGATTGGCAAGAATGGAAGAACGATGTCACCGTAGATTTTGTGCGTGATAACCACTTTACTGAACTACGTGATGCAGAAATCCTGCGGGAAAGAATTCAAACGCTTGATCTTATGCAGAACTATGTTGGCGAATACTATTCAAAAGAGTGGATTCAAAAGAACGTATTGATGTTAACAGATGAAGACATAGATATGATGAAGAAAGAAATTGATGGAGAACAAGCTGAAGCTCCTGAGGAACCAGAAGAAGAAGCTCCAGCAGAAAAAGCTCCAGTCTATAAATTACAGCCAGTGAATCAAAAAGGAGATGATGGTGAGTGAAGCAGTGAAAGACATGATTCAAAACGCTTTGGATCAGGATTATAATAATGCGAATAGAGCATTTGGTGATGTCATGACTATTAAGTTGAATGACTTGTTAGATCAAGAAAAAGTTAAATTAGCCGACACCATTTATAATGGAGCCGAAAATGAAGAAGATGATCCTGATGAGGAACAGCTCGAACTTGACCTTGAAACAGAGGATGAGCTTGAATCGGAAGATGAGGATGATGAGGAAGACGACGAAGTCGAAGATAATGAAGAAGACATGAGTGATGATGAATACGATGCACTTCTTGATGAAGTCGAAGACGACGAAGAAGAAAATAAATAATTCATTTAAGTCAAAAGTAATAAAAGTATAAATAAAGCCAGTACAATGAAACAGTTTACTCAACTACGCGAACTCGCTGGAAGAATGCCCAAAGGCAAACATGTCTTTGATAAGAAGATTAAGGGTATTCAGATCATGATCCATAAGGATCTCGGTAAGTTTGTGGCTTATATTGATGGTGATAGGTTAGATGCCTATAATAGTCAAAGAGAAGCAGAGAAAGCTGCTACTGAATTTATAAAGGTATTAAAAAAATGAAACTGATTGCAGAATATACCGAAGCTAATCTTGAAGTCCTCACCGAGGCAACTAAAGATGGAGGAAAGAAATACGCCATCGAAGGTATCTTTATGCAAGCAGAACAAAAGAATAGAAATGGTCGGATATATCCAAAAGCTATTATGGAAGGTGCGCTGAACAAATATAATTCAGAGCAAGTTTCAAAAGGTAGAGCTGTTGGTGAGTTGAATCACCCTGAAGGCCCGACTGTTAATCTAGATAAAGTTTCTCACAAGATCGAATCCCTCAAATGGGAAGGAAACGATGTTGTGGGCAAGGCGACTATTTTGGAAACTCCAATGGGCAAGATTGTACAAGGATTGCTTGATGGTGGTGTTAACTTAGGCGTCTCGACTCGTGGTATGGGAAGTTTGGAAAGACGTGGTGACGCAATGTATGTGAAAGAAGATTTTCTTCTTAACGCAGTTGATATTGTTCAAGATCCATCAGCACCTAGCGCATTTGTTAATGGAGTTATGGAAGGTGTAGAATGGGTATGGAACAACGGCATTATCGAACCCCAAGCTATTGAAATAATGGAGACTGAAATTAAGAAGGCTCCACGCGCTGATCTCTATGAGACTCAGGTTCGTGAGTTTAAGAATTTCCTCTCGTTGCTCAAAACTAAATAATAAAAGGAGTCAATTATGACTGAAGATCAAATGACTGATCAAGAGATTGACATCCATGACGATGACAACGAAGTCGTGGAAGGAACTCACGATCCTAAAAATGCAGAAGCTCAGTCAGTAGCAGCTACCGATAAGGCAGCTGGCGCAACCAGTAAAGCACCTCGTGGTGCAGCAGCTGGTGCAACTGCTAAAGATGCAACAAAACAAGATCCAATGCCTAAGACAAAAGCTGGTATGATGTCAGCAGCTGTCGGTGCAATGCAAGGCATGTCAAAGGAAAAACTTTCTGGTGTACTAGGCACATTGATGGCTGGCACAGAAGCAGAAGCTTTTGACGGTAAAGCAATTGCAGAAAAGTCAGACGTTGAATATAACGTCGATTTTAACACAGATCTTGAAGCACTTGTATCAGAAGAAGCTACTCTGTCAGATGCATTTAAAGAAAAAGCAGAAACAATCTTCGAAGCAGCTATCAAGTCTAAGCTTGCCGAAGAGATTGATCGTCTCGAAGAAAGATATGAGCAGGAGTTGGCTGAAGAGATTGAGTCAACAAAAACTGATCTTGTCGAAAAAGTAGACAGCTATCTTAACTACGTAGTTGAGAATTGGATGGATGAGAATAAACTCGCCGTTCAAAGTGGCTTACGTACTGAAATTGCTGAGAAGTTCATGAACAGCTTGAAAGATCTGTTCACAGAGTCTTACATCGAAGTACCTGAGTCAAAAGTCGACCTAGTTGACGAACTTGCAGAAAGTGTTGATGAGCTCGAAGAGCAACTTAATACAGCAACTGCCAAGCAAATTGCAATGCAGGAAGAGCTAGAAGTATTGAAGCGTGATGCAATCATCCGTGAAGCTGCTAGTGGTCTTGCTGAAACGCAAGTTGAAAAACTCAAGAAACTCGCTGAAGATGTAGACTTTGAATCAGAAGAGTCTTTCGCTAAGAAAGTCGCGACTATCAAAGAATCATACTTCA